CATCGACGCCCTTCAGTGCGAACGTCGCCGGCTTGCCGCGCACCCAGGTGTAGACGATATGGCTGCGATAGCCGCTGTCGACGCCGAACAGGTCGACCGCACGCGTCCGGCCATGCGCATCAGGCCATTGCGTGGTGCGGATCTTCTCCAATCCCAGGAAGGCGCCCCCGTGTGGGTCGGCGGTGCCGCCCTCGATATAGCCGGCGTCGACAATCCAGCTCTGCCGGTCGGGCGCAAAGGCCCGGATCGAATACCAGATGCCGTTCATCTGCACGTCGGCGGCGCCGACCAGCATCAGGCCGGCTGGCGGGATGTGGCCGCGCTTCAGGTCCTTGTCGCGGCGTTCCATCAGCCTGACATGGTCGGGCGCGTCGCCCTTGATGTCGAAAGGCAGGCCGAGCGTCAGGTTTTCGAAGGTCTTGAGCTTCTGCGGGTCGCCATTGGCCTTGACGAAGCGCTCGGCGATCTTGTCCCACGGCACGAAGGGCGAGGTCAGCGCGTCGAAATGGTAGGACGGATAGTCGCCGGGCTTGCTGTCGGTGGCGATCCACCGGCCCTTGCGCATCAGCGCGACTTTTTCGTCGCCATCGACGATCGCGCCGCAGCATGGCGTCGCGTAATAGGCCTTGTAGGGAAAGTTGTCCTCGAATTTGAAGTATTTGCGGTCGAAGACGAAATAGAACGGCTGCGCGCAGTTCGGGCACGGCATGTGCCAGTAGCGCTGGTCGCCGGCCTTGAAATAGGCGTCGATCTTGGACGCGCCCTTGACGGTCGGCGTCGAATTGTAGAGGCGTTTCCACTCGCCCGACATCAGGAACGATTCCTGACGTCCCTCGATCATGCCGATCGGGTCGCCCTGGCCGTCGAGATCGTCAGGGTATTCGTCGACCTCGTCGAGGTAGGCGACCTTGATCGTCTTCGACCGGAGATCCGCCGCCGATGTGGCGATGGCCAGCGTCAGCGAGCCGCCGGGATAGACTTTCGACGTGACGGTCGACGACCCGCCGGCGCGGCTGGTCTGAGGGCGCACCTTGCGCTTGAGCGCCGGGGTCTTGTCAATCGCCAGCGAGAGCTTGTCGCGGTTGAAGTCGGACAGTGCGCCCGATGTCGGCTGGACGATCATGACCCGGCAAGGGTCCTGGTCGATCATATGGCCGACCGCCGCAAGGATCAGCGTGGTGAAGCCGGTCTGCGCGCTCTTGCGGATGGCGATTTCATTGACGCCCGAATCCATCGACAGCATGTCGAGCGGTTCGATGATGTAGGGCGTCAGCGAGGCGTCCCATGGTTCGCCCGACTTCGGCCCGTCCGGCACGATCAGGTTGGCCATCGCCCAGGCGGACGGCAGCGCCCGGTCGGGCGGCATGATGAGTGCCGCCAGGGCGCCGGCGACAACCGCCAGCGCCGAGCGCTTGAACGCCAGCTTCATGAAAATCCTAGTCGTTGTCGCCGAGGTCGAATTCGGTGGCGCCGGTTTCCTCGTCGCTCCGGCCTTCGCCGGCGATCAGGGTCAGCGCCTCGCCGGCCTTGCGGCGCAGCTGGTGCTCGATCTCGCGCAGCTTGCGGCGCATGGCCGGCTCGCCTTCCTTTGCGGCGGTCATCAGGTCCGGCGCGAAGGTGGCGAGTTGGCCGAGCGAGCGCACGATCGCCTCGCCGGCCTTGACCATCGCCAGTTCGACGGACTTGACCGGCAAGAGGTTGCCGAGCCGTTCGTTGACGTCGAGCGCCGAGCGGCGGGCTTCCCACTGCGCCTTTTCGGTCTGCGCGTCGCGCATCGCGCTCGGCGGTTCGGTGCGGTCGGACTTCTGCGTCTCGGCAGCCTGTTCGCGGAAGGCGTCGCCGGCAACGCCGACCGCCTTGTCGTAAGCGGCCAGATCCACCAGGCGCTCGCGGCCATGGCGACGCGTTGTCACCAGGCCCTCGCGTTCGTAGCGGTCGACCCGCTTTTTGACCGCAACCTTGCTGACGCCCTTGATGACAGCGATTTCCGACAGCGACTTCCAGACGCATTCCGGCATCAACGGTGCGCTGGTCACAGGCATTCCTCGGTAAACCGTTTACCCGCCATCGTTAACATCGTTAACCCGGTTTTCCGGCATGTCTGACTAGCAAACCCTCGCACTACCGCCGTCCCGCATAGGGTTTGAGGCGGGGAAGGACCCGTGACGGGGGGAGGTGCCGGGCGCGCGGCGGGGTGCCGAAACGAGAACACCCCGCGACCGGTTTGCGGTGGCGGGGTGTTCGATGCTTTTTATCCGTGACAAGACATCCACCAAATCACAGTCGCAGTCAAGCGGGTGTCTTTGCCTTTTTGTTGAACAGCTTGAACCATGAGGGGAAGCGCAGGGCCATGGCTGCATCGGCCCTGTCCTGCTGTGCCTTGAGCAGCACCGCATTGCCGACGAGATCGGGCAGCACGCGCGACGTAGGCATGGGCGTCAGCCATGGTGCGGCGGGTATGGTGCAGGGCAGCATGAGCACGTCCTGCATCTGGTGCGCGACAGCGTCGAACACCATGGTCAACGATGACAGCCATATCTCATGCTCGGCCCTGGCGATGATGGCGTTGACCGGATCGGGATCAAGGTAAGGCTTACGATAGGCATCGGGGTCCGGGCGACGCGACTTGGAGTTCCATCCGTTCAGCTCCACACGATGCGGCTCTGTCCTGTCGCTACCATCAGGATTGNTGATGACAGCCATATCTCATGCTCGGCCCTGGCGATGATGGCGTTGACCGGATCGGGATCAAGGTAAGGCTTACGATAGGCAGCGGGGTCCGGGCGACGCGACTTGGAGTTCCATCCGTTCAGCTCCACACGATGCGGCTCTGTCCTGTCGCTGCCATCGGGATTGGTGCCGACTATGGTGTCGACCATCCTCGCCACAAACCACTTCTCCTGCCCATTGCCGAATGCCTCGAACTGTTCGGACGTATCGTCGAGCTGCATCGCATCCCCATCCCAGCCCATCACCGCACGGCGGATGATCAGTTCGGACGGCTTGAGCCTAAGCATCACCCTGCCCTGCCCATCATCGCTGGTCATGCGCCGCCAGGCATCGCTGACCGCCTTGGCGCCGAGGCCGCCGAAGCGGTCGAGCTCGGGCGCCGGGCGCCAATCCTCTGGCAGGTCCAGCGCATAACCGTCCAGCGCCATCACCGCATCGCCGATCATCTGCGCATCCTCGCAGGGCCAGCTGTCGGCCGAGAAGTCAGGCACGGCACCAAAGGCGTTGACGCCGAACGCATCGACCAGCGACAGCAGTTCGGCGAAACGCCCGGTGCTGTCCCAGCCGCCGGCCATCGCCATCGGTCCGTCCTGTCGCCTCGGCACCTTCGGCAACTCGTCGCGCCACGCCCAGGCGATGACATCCTCGACCGGCCCGCTGCGTTTTCCCTGCGCATTTCGGCTCAACGGGCGGTTCTTGCTGGTCACAAAGCCCATTTCGGCACTATCGGCACTGTTTTTCATCATCTGCACTTTCGTTCGAGTAGAATAAACCCTTGCTTTCGCGAGCAAATNTTGCGGCTCAACGGGCGGTTCTTGCTGGTCACAAAGCCCATTTCGGCACTATCGGCACTGTTTTTCATCATCTGCACTTTCGTTCGAGTGGATAAAACCTTGCTTTCGCAAGCAAATTAACGATCAAAAACACGCAAGTGCAGGAAGTGCGGGAAAACGCCGATAACGCATAGGACAGAAGCCGCTTGCCCCTATCCCCTTGGCCAAGCCCTCACATGCGGCACATCGAAAACACCTGCACTTGCGGCACTTCCGGCACAACTCCATGATTTCCCTATCCCTTTGACAGTGTCGATGACGCGGCGAGAATGGCGGATCGGCACTAGCGGCACTGCGAAAGAGTGCCGACAGGCGCGGTATCAGCCATCGCAGCGCGAAGCTTGACCAAGGGGACAAGGGAAGACGACGCGTCACGGGATCTTGCCCTCGCGCGTCAGGCGCTCGATCAGATCGATGCGCATGCCGATCCATCGCATGAACGGGATCGCCATCGAGTTGCCGTAAGCCTTGTATTGCGGACCGTCAGGAGCGACCGGCTTGCCGCGCCAGGGAATGCGGCAATGATCGTCGGGGAAACCCTGCAACCGCGCGCATTTATGCGGCATCAGTCGCCTGACCACCGCGCTGGTATCCAGCGCCAAGGCGCCAGCGCCGCCGCCATTATTTCCGCCCTGCGCCGACAACGAAGGAAAGACGTCGAGCGGCCCTACGCATCGATCGCCTTGATGGTCTGTGGTCTGTATCGCACCACCAAAGGCAACCAGCGGCGTGCCTCGACCTGTCCCGTCTTCGCTGGCATCAAAGCCTTCGCCGCGCAGTGTATGGGCGACGTGCAAGCCTCGATTGCCATGCGCGCCACCGGTATCAAGCGTGGCGAATACCTCATCCCCGCAAGCCAGGTTTTGGCCGTCAAAGCCGATCAAGGCATGTGGTTTGTCGCCGCCACCCGACGATGCCCGCACAGTGTCGGCGACCTGGTCGCCTAGTTCGGCTGTTCCGCCGCCTTCCCTGCCCCTAAGCGCAACGCCAAGTGCAGATCTTCCGGCAATTCCTTGCCTAGCTGTTCGACGCGGCGCAGGATTCCCCTGCATGCCTTCGGGCTCAAGAAGTACCGCCGCGGCACGTCTCCAGTCTCCAAGATATCCGACAACGACGACACGCTTCCGTCGCTGTGGGACGGCACGAGCGTAGCCGTCCACTCGGATATATTGAGCGTCAAGCACGCGCCACGCGATCCCGTAGGATGCAGCGATTCCCGCAACGATGCCGGCACCGCGCCAGCCGCCGACGGGGACGCTGATCGATCGCCCTGTGAGGAAGCCCAGAAAGTCAGCAAAGTCTCGTCCGGCGGCGCTGGAGAAGACGCCGGGCACATTTTCCCAGACGACCCAGCGGGCGCCAAGGCGCTTAGCCAGGCGGACATACTCAAGGGCAAGGTTGCCGCGTGGATCATCCAAGCCGAGACGCTTTCCAGCGACGGAGAAGGATTGGCAGGGCGTCCCGCCGACGAGTAGGTCGACAGGTCCAGCGTCGCCTGGGATGGTGGTGAAATCGCCATGGTTCGGCACTCCGTTCTTGGAAAGCGGCTCGCCCGGCAGGTTCGAGCCATAGTGATGCGCCAGCACGGCGGACGGGAACGCCTCGATCTCGGAAAAGAATTTCGGCCGCCAGCCGAGCGGTTCCCACGCGACCGAAGCCGCCTCTATGCCGGAACAGACCGAGCCGTAGGTGATCATCGCGGATCCTCCCCATAGCCCTGCCCATGGTCGCCGCCCTGCGACTGCCATTCGATCCTGATGCCGATGCCGCGGTAAAAAGTCTCGCCGTTCGAGCGCGCCTTCTGAAACTGCTTCATCTGCCCGTCCGGCCCTTCGAAGCTGCGCTCGGCCGACTTGGCGAAGCGCTTTTCGAAGGTCGAGCGGTTGAAGGCGAAGACGCCTTCCGACGCCGCGAATTTCTCGAAGGCGTGATAGAGGTCGATCGGCTTTTCCTTGTCGTCTGGATTGCCGGTGACATGGCAGGCCATGCGGATGAATGTGCCGATGGCGTCGCTTTCCTGGCGGTATTCGTTCGACGCCGCGCGCACGCCCTCGGGGATCTCCAGCCCGTGNTGTGCCGATGGCGTCGCTTTCCTGGCGGTATTCGTTCGACGCCGCGCGCACGCCCTCGGGGATCTCCAGCCCGTGGTTGAGATATTCGACGGCGCCTTCGACCATCCATGCGAACACAGCGCCGGCCTCGGCGCGCAGTTTTCGCGGCAGCGCGCGGTCGGTGTCGCCCTCGGCGATCTGCACCGTCCACGGCACCAGCAGCAGGCGGCGCCAGATGCCGTCCGAATCATCATCGATGCGCGGCTTGTGGTTGCCCGACAGCACGATCTTGAAATGCGGGTCGACTTCGAAGAAATCCTTGTGCAGGCGTCGCACCGGGATCTTTTCGCCGCCGGTCAGCGTCTTGATCAGCGCATCCTTGAGCTTGACGCCGGCTTCTGGCTCCGATGCCGCCACCAGCCGCGCGCCTGGTAGCCGCGCCAGGTCAGGCGTCGCCTCGCCGCCGCCGCGCTTGTTGTCGCCGGAGAAGCTGTCGATCGACAGCGTCACCGCATAGTCGCCCATGATGAAGCACAACAGGTCGACGAAGGTCGACTTGCCGTTGCGGCCGGCGCCGTAGAAGAACAGCATCACCTGCTCGATCGTCAGCCCGGTCAGCAGGTAGCCGCAGAAGCGTTTCAGGAACGCACGGATGGTCTGGTCGGGCTGCACCTTGATCAGGAATTTCTTGAACTCCGGCATCTCGGGTTTTGCATCCGCATCCCAATCGGCCTCGACCATCTTGGTGTTGAAATCGCTTTGCCGGTGCTCGCGCAGCCGCGCCTGCCAACGCGTCAGGATGCGCGGATCGTCGGGATCGGATTCCTCGTCCTCGACCTCGACCTGGTGGAATTCGATGGTGCCGTTGCGGCAGTTGACGCTGTAGCGGTCGGTGTTGAGGTCACCCACCTTGCGCGCCATGTAGGGCTGGCCCTCGGCGAGCAGGTTGTTGAGCTTCGACGATCCGGCCGTCGACTTGGCNCCTTGCGCGCCATGTAGGGCTGGCCCTCGGCGAGCAGGTTGTTGAGCTTCGACGATCCGGCCGTCGACTTGGCATGGCGGCGGCGCGAGCCAATGCGGGCGCCAAGCTGGTCGACGATGCGCTTGGCCGCCTCGACCGCCATCTCGTAATCGCGCTTGCGTGCGATGGCGCCGACGTCGGGCAGGCGCCTGCCCTTGTCGGCCTCCGTCCGCGCCATCGCTTCCATCGCCACTTCGCCGGCGGCGATCGTCGCATGCTCGTCGTCGCTCGGCTCGATGATGCCGGCTTCCTTGCGGATCAATTCAGCGGTCTTGTGCGCCAGCTGGCGGATCAGCGATCCGTCCTCGTCTTCCTTCCAGCGCTTGCCGTCGAAGACGTGCCAGCCGATATGCGCCACGCAGATGGCGATATGGCTGGCAGCGCCCGCATGCTCCTTTGCCAAATCGCCGAAACGACGGCGCAAGCGGCGGCCGTTGCCGATGTCGGTTTCCGGCTCGGCGGCACAGGCGGCGAGCAGCGCTTGCTCGGGCGTCGGCTCGCCGTCGCCGTCATCGGGCGGTGGCAGATCATCGTCCGGCAGATCCGGCTGAAAGTCGTCGTCATCCCCCTGCATGCTGTCAGCCGCTCATCCGCCCCATGCGCATGCGTGTCGTCACGCTGCGCAGATATGGCCGTTCCTCCAGCACCGCCGCCGGCCTGCGCCATGACTGCCGTCCGGCGCGCTCGGTGCGATCCTCCTGGCGGAAATTCGACGCCATGCGGTTGATTGCCTGGAACACGCGCAGCCGTTGCGCCGTCGACCGGTCGAAGCGGTGCGCCATGTAGAGATCGTAAAGCTCGGCGCCGCGCTTCATGCGGCGGTTGTTCCAGTCTTTTCGGCATTTCGGCGCGCAGAACTCGCGCCCATGCGCCCGCTCGAACGGCTCGCCGCATTCCAGGCAGGCGTCTAGGCGCGCCATCAGGAAACAGCCTCCAGGCGGGATGCCGGCTCATCAGCAGGCGCTGGCGCATCGTCGGCTTCGTCTTCGCCTGTGCGCGGCTCCAATCCGGCGAGCGCGTCAGCCGAAACGGCCGCCATTTCGCGCGTCATGTTGATGCGCGCCTGCCTGAAATACTTGTCCTTCAGCTCGAAGCCGAGGCCGCGCCGGCCCGACTGCACAGCCGCCCAGACTTCCGAACCGATGCCGAGGAACGGCGTGAAGACGATGTCGCCGGGATTGGACCACAGGTCGATGCAGCGCTCGATGACGTCGAGCTGCAGCGGCGCGATATGCGCCTCGTCGCCGGCGTCCTTCGCCGTCAGATATTGCAGGGTGCGGGATTGGCGGATGTCCATCCACACCGGCGAGGCATAGCGCTGCCAGACCTCGATCGAGAACCAGTTGCGGCTGTCATTGTCGGTGGTGAACTTGGCATAGTCCGGCCGGTCCTTGGCGAAGCCGACATAGCGTTTCAGCGCCCCGGCCACCGGCTCGGGATTGTCGCCCGGCTTGCGGAAGGCGACGATATAGTCGGCCAGCGCCTGGCCAGAAATGGTCGAGTCCTTCACCACCTGCTTGTGGTTGAGCCGGTGCGATTTCGACCGCGCCTGCGCCACCACCGCATCCTTCCAGATGCAGACCTCGGAATGAAAGTGCCAGCCGGCGTCCTGCCAGGCCCGGATCACCTCGCCGCGAAAATCGCGCATGCCGATAAAACCGTCGCGCCGCTTCGATGTCGGCAGCTGCATGACATGCACCGCCTGGATGCGGCCAGGCATGGTGATGCGCAGCATTTCCGAGATCAGGAACTGGTAGTGCTGCCAGAAGGTTTTGCCCTCGGAATTCGACAGATCGCGATCCGAGCCGGAGAATTTATACAGGCCCTCGAAGGGCGGCGAATGCACGCCGAACTGCACGCTGTCGCCCGGCACCGCCCGGATCAGTTCGCAGCTGTCGCCCTGGTAGATGGCGTAGCGGTCGGTGACATCCTGGTCGACGGCTTTTATCGCGGGAAGCTTTTTCATGCGGCGCCGCCTTGCAGGACGGCGCGGCCAGCATCTGTGAGCGACGGTTGGGAGCCGATATAGTCGGTGATCAATCCAGAACCGCGCAAAGCATCAAGGCANCCTGCATTTCACGCGGCGTGATGGTCATGCGAATTCCTCCCAAGCCGGCAGCCGCAACTTCTGTTTCGGCTGATAGTCGTGCCGTTCCAGCGCGGCACCCCGCACCGCGACCGACGACAAATCGGCCATGTGCCGCACCATCGCCGCCGCCATGCGTTCGGCGTCGGCTTCCTTGCGGTCCTGGTTGGCGACGACCGCGCCTTCGGTGTCGGCGGCGATGAAGTCGGCGGTGACGGGCATTTTCTGCCCAAACCGCCAGAAGCGGCGGATCGCCTGGTAGACCTGCTCGAAACTGTCGTTGAGGCCGACGAAGCCGGTGCGGTGGCAGTGCTGCCAGTTCATGCCGAAANCCTGCTCGAAACTGTCGTTGAGGCCGACGAAGCCGGTGCGGTGGCAGTGCTGCCAGTTCATGCCGAAACCGCAGATCGTCGGCTTGGTCACCAGCACGCGGATCTCGCCGCGGCTGAACGCCTTCAGCTTTTCTTCCTTGAAGTCGTCATGGTCCGAGCCGCGCACCTCGACGGCGCCGGGAATGGCCCTGGTGACGCCTTCGGTCTCGGCGTTGAGGTTGCCCCACCAGACGAAGTGGCCGTCCGCCGGCGTCAGTGCCACCGCGCGGGCAATGCGGTGGTCGATCGTCGACTTGCGCGCATGGTTGCGCTCCTGCAGTGTCTTGGCCTCGACCGGCAGCAGCGAGAACTGCCCGGCATCTTCCCAATGCGAACCGGTCTCGACCACATGCAGGCGCTTGGTCAGCGGCGGCAGTTCGTAGCCCTCGTCGGAATAGCCAAGGTCGGACGGCTTGCGCAGCATCACCGCCCAGGACGCCATCCATGCCCAGAAATCGTTCTCGGCATGGCCCTTCAACCGCCAGTTTCGCGTTTCCGAGCCGTCATGGGTGAAGAACGTCGCCAGCATCGAGAAGTAGGACATCACGCCGAGGAACTCGGCGTGGCTGCCAAGCTCCATGAAATCGTTCGGCGCCGGGGTCGCGGTTGCCGCCAGCCGGAACGGGATCGGCTTGGCGATCTCGATCAGCCGGTTGCGGTAGTGGCCGTCGAAGCTTTTGAGGATCGAGCTTTCGTCGAGCGCGATGCCGCCATAGTTCGACACGTTGAACAGGTCGAGCTTCTGGTAATTGGTGATCGCCGTCTCGTCGACGACACCGTCGCGCGTCACCACGCGGGCGAGCAGATCGTATTTCCGCGCCTCGTCCTCGTGCTGCGGCCCGACCGCCAGCGGCGCGAACAGCAGCACCGGCCTGCCGGTATGGTTGGACACGACGCGCGCCCAGACCAGCTCCATCAGCGTCTTGCCAAGCCCGGTGCCGGCAAAGATCGCCGCCCTGCCCCGGCGCAGCGACCAGCGCACGATGTCGCGCTGGTGCGGGAACAGGAATTCCGGCAATTCCGGCAGCTTGACCAGGCCGCTGGCGACATCGGCCACGCGCTTCTGCGCCAGGAAATCGTGATAGGCCTGCAGCGTCATGCCGCCACCTGCCTGGTGGCGCTGGTCATGTGCCTGCGGCAATAGGGGACCGCGCCGGCATCGGCCGACCGCTCGGCACCGCAGACCGGCATATCCGGCCCGTCAGGTCCAAACGGATCGCCGATGAAATGCAGGCAGCGCTTGGCGGTGACCGCGTCAAGGAAGGCAACCGGCAAAGTTGCTGGCAGATTGGCGGCCGGCACATAGGGCTGCGGCCGTTCGAACACCATCGTCGGCCTCGGCGGGCGCGACGCCGGGCGCCGCGGTGCCTGCTTTTCGCGCTTCGGGCGATCATTGCCGGCCGGCCGCGTCAGCTTGCCGCCATCGCCATGCAGACGGTGGATCTTGCCGATCACGGAATTGCGGCCGCGACCCATCTTGATGCCGATCTGGCTGGCGGAAAAGCCTTCGCCGGTCAGCCTGCGCAGCGTGTCGATCTCGGCCTGTGTCCACTCGCTCATCGTTGATCCCCTATGGAAAAGACGTGGTAGATCGCCGGCGTCCGATGGCTTGCCGGCCTGACTTCCTTGATCAGCCCGCGCCGCATCAGCTTGTGCTGGAATGTCTTGACCGAGGCCGGCGCCACGCCGGCCGCATCGGCCAGCGCCAGCATCGACATCTGCACATTGCCGTTGCCGTCCTTGGCGTGGTCCATCGCTCGGTACAGGCGCAGGGCCGTCACCGTGATGCCGATGCTTGTGGCCACATCGAAATCGCGCGTGGGATCGACAGCCATCGGTGGCGGCTGGTCGATCGGCATCCTTGCCGCCGTTAGAATGCCTTCGAAATGCTTCTGCACGTAGCCGGTGGCGCTCATGCCGGAAGCCTTCGCCGCCTTTTCGATCGCCGCGTTCATGTCGCGGTCGCACTTGACCGAAAAGCGGTAGAGCAGGCCGGCCGGCTCGGGAGACGAAAGCGACACCGCCATCACGCCGCCTCCCCGGCCACAGGCCGCAAGCCCGACCGGGCGTCGCGCCCGATGGCGCGCCCCGCCGGAGCGCCAGCCGCCGCAGGCGGCGATGCGGCGCGTGAGGCAAGGGATTTCAACACATCGTTGAAATCCTGCCCGTCCGGCGCCCAGTCGATCGCCGCATCGTGGCCGGTCAGTTCGAACCGGTTGCGGGCGCGCAGCATCGCCGCCTGCGTGGTGAAGCGGTCGCTGTCGCTGTCGCCGAGCAGGATCAGCTTTTCGAAATCGTCGGCCGGGATCTGCAGGCAGTCCGTGTCGGACAGGTCGGGCTCATGGCCGCCGACCTTCTGGCGCCGCTGGCGGCCGATCCGGTCGGTCAGCATCAGCGACGGATGCGGGATCATCTCGGCCGCCTTGCCGGCGATGTTGCCGATGTTGATGCCGACCCAGAGCGCCGGCTTTGCGAGATAACCGGCATGCGCGCTGGCCTGCATCTCGGCCCAGGACAGCACCGTCTCGATGCCCTCGCCTAGCGCCAATCGGAGCGCGTCAGCCCCGTCGCGCAGCACGATTTTGCCGCCCTTTTGCGACCCCTCGACCTTCTTGGCGTCCAGCGTGTCATCGCCGGCGGGATCGGCAATCGCCGCCTTGCCGTTCGGCCGCGACAGGTCCAGCCAGGTGCGATGCACGCCGATGAAATGGCCATCCGGCCCGGTGATCGCGGCCAGCATCGCCGGCCCGCTATGGATCACCTTGAACTCGTCACCCGCCTTGGCGCGGTGCCAATAGGCCAGGCTCGACACCTCACGCAGCGCCTTGATGCGCCATGAGGGGAAAGGGATGGCGCGCAGCGCAAGATAGTCGCGCACCCAATGGCCGCCGCGTTCCGGCTCGATCGGCGCGCCGTTGCGCCAGATCTTCCACGCGCGCAGCCGGGCCTTTTCGCGCCATTCGTTCTTCTCGTCGTCATTGCGCGCCGGCGCGCGTTTGCCGGTCGCCAGCGGCTTTTCGCCGGTCAGGTGCTCGATCGCGTCGGCAAAGCTGCATTCATGCACATGCTGCACCAGCGCGATCGGATCGCCACCGGCACCCGAGGTGCGGCACAGGAAGACGTTCTTGGCCTTGTCGATCGAAAACCGGTCGCGCCCGCCGCAGAACGGGCACGGCACGCCGCGCTCGTCGATCTTGACCGCGTCGGCAGCGCCCAGCGCCAGGGCCACGTCGACGATCGACCGGTCCCTGGCGCGCGCTACGATGTCGGCCGGGATCATGGGCGGAACCTCACCGGTTCGGCTTTGGCTGGCAGATAAAGCGGATGCTTGGGATGGCCGTCCTTGGTCATGCCGAGCGCGAACCGCTCGCGGTCGCCGATCCATCCGAGCGCCGTCTCATCCTGGCCAAGATGACCGCCGTGGGCGCCCCACGCGCAGATGATCTTGCCGACCGGATAATCCCTGGTCATGACGTGGTCGAAGGCGCCTTGATTGCCCTCACCGACCGGATCGTCATTGTGATTGAGCGACAGCAGCGCGCGCGGATCGGTGGCGCGATAGGCAAACAGGTTGAGGACTTCCATGCGGTCATAGCCCCATGCGCGGGCAAAGCCGACGCAGCGACGAATGGTAGGATCGTCATCATTCGCATCGGCGGTCGACGGGTTGAGCATGATGAACACGCACGCCTTCGGATCGCCCAGCTGCGCGCCGGCACCGTCAAGAACGGGCTTGCCACGATCGTCAGTCCACATCGACCATTGCGCCGGCTCGGGATGCAGGCGCCATTCGCGCCACAGCCGATAGCGATACGTGCCGCAACGCGACAGTTGCGCGCCCTTCGACACATAATCGAGGCGCGTCATCTACTTCGCGCCTCCGACAACGCTCAAGCCGCCGACGCGCGCGCTTGCGGCGGCGAGCCGCAGTTCGGAAACGGCGCGCTCCAGCACCGAGCACTGGCGATCGATGCCGGCGGCCTCGGCGGGCGTCAGCCTGCCGTCGGCGAAGGCCAGCGCGCCCTTGGCCATCAGCTCGCCGGCCTGCACCACCACCTCGGCGTGGCTTGCCATCATCGATGCGTTGGCGAGTTCGCCGGCATCGACCGTGTCAGCGAGGCGCCTGCCATTGAGCTCGGCCATCACCGCCGTCACCAGCGGCATCGAGCAGTCGGCCTCGAGCTGTATCACCGCCGAAAGCGGCATCAGGTCGGGATAGCCGTCATTGTTCCAGCGGCCGACCTCGGTTTTCGAGGCCGAGCACTTTTCGCCGGCGCGGATGATGCCGCCGCAACGCTCGATCAGGTCGCGCTGTGCCGCCTTCAACCGATAAAACCAGGCAGTAGGCATGGTCATCTCCATCGATAGTCCCCCTCGCAAGGCTTTGTTTTTTCCCCCACCGGGAAATCCCGGCGGTGTTTCCCGTGGCGGGAAGGCAGTGGTCGTCATTAATTTAGCGATGTCTAATTCAAGGAGGTTCGCATGCCCCGTTCATTGGTCCGCCGTTTCATGGATCGCATTAGAGGTTTGGCCGGTCCCGGCCTGGGAGGCATTGGGTCTAACGGGACCGGCCGCGACACCGTCGAGGGGCTTGGCGGCGTCGAAATCATCAGAGTTGCCGGCGGCGGCCCGCTGCGGCTCACCGACCGCTTCAGCCGCGAGCGGCACCTCGAAAAACCAGCCATCGTTCCAGTCGATCTTGCGCGCGAGGGCGGCTTCGCGGATCGCCCGCATGTCGTCGAGTGACGGCGCAACGCCAGCCTCCCAGCGCGACACGGTTCCCTGGGTCACGCCGGCCAGAGCTGCGAGCTCGGCCTGGGTCACCCCAAACACATGGCAGCGAATATGTCGGATAGCACTCATAGCGACGCATATTATGCGCAAACGGATAGTTCGCAAGCGGAAAATTATGCGCAAGCGGATTTTTCTTTATCCGCGATGGGGACTAGCGTCCGGCGCATGAAGATGGACGACAAGATCCGCGCCATCATGGCGGAGACGCAGTGGCGCCAGCAGCAGCTGGCCGAGATGCTCGATGTCGGTCAGTCGACAGTCAATCGCTGGCTCGCCGGATCGGAGCCGCGCGGCGATCGGCGCGACCGCATCAACGAACTCTATGAGAGGGTTGTGGAAAACAGCAAAACAGCTGGCGACAGGCCGATCCGCGGCGAACCGGAAATCCTGGCGGTGCTGCAGCGGATAGAAGGCCTCACGGCAAAAGACATAGAGATTGCCTTTGGCGTGATATCGAACGCCCTGAAGGTCAGTTCGGTCGGATCAGCACCATCTGGTGCTGATGATCGATCTCAACCCGCCACTCCCCGCCGTGAATCATCGCCATCGCGTTAGCGATTGACGCGGCATCGCGCTCGATGCGGACGGCCGGATCAAACGGCCATACGCCCATTGCGATAGCTCGCAACTTTTCCAGTGCCTCTTCGCCACGCGTTTTGTCACGTGGCATGTAGTGGATCATTTCTGACTTCCCGAGCCGCGACCGACGCAATTAGGAACAATTTCCTTCCCCCTTGTCAACACCGCCAATACTTAGAAGGCGTGCCATTTTGGTACGACTGTACGATTACAACCTTATGTCTAGAGTTAACAGGATATATCAACCTGTAATAATGTCCCTGTGGATAGCGGGGACAACATATAGCATGTATGGGGCATTTGTAGCACTGGTGGACCGATTTCCGGCTGCGCGGTTTTCGGCCATAAGTCGGGCAATGCCGAAACAACCCCGCCCCACCGTCCACATTCGTCTATCGCCTGACCTGGTGCGACTGCTCAAGGTCACTGCAGCCGAAGGCGGGCACAGCATGAATGCCGAGATCGTCACGAGACTGGAGCGATCTTTCTCGACCGACGATGCCGACCGCCGCAAAGCGCTCAAGCTGCTTGTCGAGGCGATTTCTATCCTCGACAAGGGCCAGCGATAGGCATGCCGCACGGCCACAGGCGGTAAAACGCAATCCGGCCACGCAAAAGTTTTATCCGTTTGCGCATTTTTCTTTGTTGACTGTTATCCGTTTGCGCATATTATCCGCAACCATTCAACTTGATGGAGCGGCCCCACATGCAATCGCCTGGTCCTTTCGATCCGCTGACCCTGCGTCAGGAACTGATCTCCGAACTCGAGGGCTGCGGCTTCGATGTCGGCCACGGCGCCAACGCCAACTGGCGCGACGACCTTTCTGACGACGAACTGCGTGCAGCCATCGCCCGTTTGAACAGCGAGGCCGCATGATGGATACGTTTCATGTCGGCACCGCCGCACCATCCACCAGACCCGGTCAGCGTTTTTCCGACGCCCGCCGCGCCGAGCATCCGGAGGCTATGCGCATCCGCGATCCCCGCGCCGTCGAACTCGCCGGAGCGCTGGCCGAGATCGCCGGCTGCGGCAACGGCGCCACCGAAAGCGATCTGTCGGTGCTCGGCTTTTCCGTCGGCGAGATCATCGCGCATCTGCCGGAAGCCAAACTGATCCTCGCCGAAACCTTCGTGCGCGAACTGGCGCCCAGCGGCGACCGCATGCAACAGATCATCGAAAAGGCGCTTGCCTCGGCCGTGCACCTGATGCCGGTCACCGGCGGTCTTGACGGTCCCAGCCAGGACATCGCCCGCATCGAGTGGCAGCGCTATTGTCAGGCCCGTGCCGCATTCAAGCTTGATCCCTGGTGGTCACAGTCCGAACGCGCGCTGGTCGCGCTCAAGACATTCCTGCGCCGCCTGCCGCTGCTCGAGCGCGAGGCCAACCGCGTCATTTACGCCATCGCCGCCGAACAGAAGGCGAGCGTACAGCGCGGAGAGCACGCATGAACGTGGCCGACCATTCCACCTGGAAGCAGACGATCTCCGGCCGCGCCTTCCCGATGACCGCCTTCACCGCGCTCGACATCGACCTGTTCGGCGACGTCGCCGAGGGCCTGGCGCGCATCTGCCGCTTCGGCGGCGCCGTGCCGGGCAACCCCTATTCGGTGGCGCAGCACTGCGTCGTCGGCGCCGATGCCGCGCTGGAAGAAACCCGCGATGCCAACGTCGCGGCCTATTTCCTGTTGCACGACGCGCATGAATTCGTCTTCGGCGACATGACNAAACCCGCGATGCCAACGTCGCGGCCTATTTCCTGTTGCACGACGCGCATGAATTCGTCTTCGGCGACATGACCACGCCGGTTGCGAAGTGGCTATCGACGATCGCCAACGAACTGTTTGGCGGCGCGGCCAACAGCATGGTCGAAACCCTGATCGCCACCGCCAAGGCTCGGCTCGACATGGTGATCTGGCGCGCCGCCGGCATGCCGCCGCCGGCCAGGACCTATCGCGCGGTGATCGCCGATTTCGACCTGCGCATGCTGGCGACCGAGCAGCGGCAGCTTTTGATGCCGGCGCCGAAAAGCTGGGGCAAGTCCATCGACGCCGCCAAGCCGATCCAGATGCGCGGCCGGCTGACGGCATGGCCGGTAGCTAGGGCTGCGGACGAATACCGCGACCGGCTGGCGCGCCTTTGCCCCAACGCCAGGAGGGTTTGATGGACGATCTGACGATCGACGACATCGACGTGATCTCTAGCCGGATCACTAGGGATATGGACAGTCTGTCGCGCGACGAAGCGAATGAGGCAATCCGCAGCTCGGCGCATTGGCCGAAGATTTATGAAGACCTCATCGCGGCGGCGATCGCCGAGGACGAGGTCGCCGATATCGAGGACTTCACCAAGCTTGAGGAAGCGAACGAAGCTCTTTCCGAAGAGAACAGAGAACTTTTGACCGGCCGCGCCGATATCGCCGACCGATTGCAGGAAGCCATCGCGGCCGGCCGCGTCGACGACGCCATGGAAATGCTGCGCGATGCTTTCCCCGGTCACCAATTCCTCTCGCCGGCCGCCGAAAAGATGCTGGCAGGCATCCGTGGTCAGGGGACGTTGGCGCTATGACAACCATAAAATTTTCCGTCGCCGCCTTCGCCGAAGCCGCCAAAGCCATCCGCAACATTCCCGGCGGCTCGCGCAACATCGAGATCCTCGACCATGCCAGGCTGGAGGTCGGCAAGAAGAAACTGACCTTGACCATGTCGGACCTGGACATCGAAGCCTGCGCCACCATTGCCTGCGAGGGCGCAGCGACCATCGCCGCCATCCCGCGCGCCGTGCTGGAATTCTTCATCGCCCGTGATGGCAGCGGCGACGATGCCGGCACGCTCGACTTCGATGCCGACATGAAGACCGTCGTCGCCCGCTGCGGCAAGGGCCGGCTGACCATGCCGGTGCTGCCCGGTGCCGATTTCTTTCTGATCGGCGCCGAGGCGAAGGACTGGTCGTTTTCGCTGCGCGCCAACGAATTGATCGATCTGCTGCGCACCTGCGAGAAGGCGATGGATGAAACCCGCCACTACATCCAGGGCGTTCTGCTGCAC